GTAATAGTTTCCAAGCAGAAGATGGATGTCATGATGACCTTGCTATGTGTTTGGTTATGTTTGCGTGGATGGCTATGCAAGAGTACTTTAAAGAGATGCGCGATAATGATGTAAGGGCTAGGATATATGCGGATCAAAGAGATTCAATAGAACAAGACATGGCCCCATTTGGGTTTATCAATGATGGGCAAGAGGAAGATGTTATTGTAGATGCTCAAGGAGAGAGATGGGAAATTGCGGAATATGGAGATGTTCAGCATATGTTAGACTTTAGGTAAGGATTCAAAAATATAAATAATCTTAGTTAACCGCTATCGGGATTTTAATCGGAGTTTATAAACATGGCAGCCAATCAATCATCGCCAGGTATAGTCGTTCAGGAGAGAGACCTGACCACTATCACCAGTCTAGCAACAGCAAATGTGGGTGTATTAGCAGCTCCATTTGAATTAGGTCCTGTTGAAGAGGTAGTTCAGATTTCGTCTGAAAAAGCATTAGCAGAAGTATTTGGAGAGCCTAACGATTTTAACTTTGAGTATTGGTTTACTGCTTCACAGTATCTTGCATACGGTGGTGTTCTTAAAACAATTAGGGTTGCATCTACTGCATTGAAGAATGGTGTTAATACAGGTACTGCTCCGCTAATTAAAAATATTGATGATTATGAAGCAAACTTTGAGTCTAACGCTAACGGTTGGGAATTTTCTGCAAGAACTCCAGGTAGTAAAGGTAACTCGATTGGTGTATTTGTAACTGATGCTGGTGCTGATCAGATTGCTGTTCTCCCTGCTCCTGGTTCAGGTAACGAGCATGAGTTTGTTGCAGATGCTGCTGTAAGTGCTGCTTCTGGTGCTGCTGGTAAAGTTTTCAAGTATAGCATACTTCTCACTGTTGACACTGTTGTTGGTGATTTCACAGTTGGTACTGCAACTACAATTAGTATTGGTGGTTCTGACGAATCAGTAAATGTTCTCGCATGGGATCCTGCTAATAAGCAATTAGAAATCGGTCTTCCTTCTGGTGGTGTTACTGGTATTCTTTCAGATAACCAAGTAATTACTCAGGGAACAAACACTGCTGCTATTAATGCTACTATAGAGCGTCGCTTATATATTGGTCTTAATAAGGACAGTATTAATTTTGCTGCATCTGATGTTGTTGCTGACACAAACTCTACTAACGTAACTGTTGATTCAGTTCGTACAGAATATGATGAGCGTGAGTATCTACCTGGTGTAAAGTGGGTAAGCGTTGCTCCTCGTCCTGAGACTTCTAAGTTTGCTTCAGAAGTAGGTGGATTCCGTGACGAACTACACATCGTTGTTGTTGACATTGATGGTAAAGTTACTGGTACAACTGGTGCTCTACTTGAGCGTTTCATAGGTCTTTCTAAAGCATCTGATGCTAAGACTTCTGTTGGGGAAACTAATTACTATGTTAATGCTCTGAAGTCACGCTCCGAGTATATCTACTGGGGTGAGCACGAGACATCAGTATTCAACGCAACTGCAACTGGTTCAGATGGTACTTGGGGTTTAAGTGCTTCTGGTAGACAGTTCAACCTTCTACGTTCTGCTGCTGGATCTGTTGATTATCCTGCTGGACGTACAACAGTTGGTTCTAAGAATAACGCAACATTCTATTACAGACTTGGTTCAGGTGCTGATTACGGTACTTCTGGTGGTGTTTATACTGTAAGTAATACTGATGTAACTACTGCATACGAACTACTTGAAGATCCTGAGTCACAGACAATCGACTATATCTTGACTGGTCCTTCTGGTGCTACAGATGCTGATGCACTTGCTAAGATCACTGCTCTAACAAACATTGTTGAAGAGCGTAGAGATTGCATGTTATTTGTATCTCCTCGTCGTGGTAATATTATTGGTTTAAGTAACGCAAATACAATTACCAATAACATCATTGGTTTCTTTGATCTACTACCATCATCAAGTTACTCAGTATTTGATTCTGGTTACAAGTATATCTACGATAAGTATAATGATGTTTATCGTTACATTCCTTCTAACGGTGACGTTGCTGGTCTTTGTTTACAAACCACTGAAGTTTCAGAACCTTGGTTCTCACCTGCTGGTTTCCAACGTGGTATCTTGAGAAATGCAATTAAACTTGCATATACTCCTAACAAGACTCAACGTGATCGTCTGTATGGTGCTCGTGTTAATCCTATTGTTTCCTTCCCTGGTCAAGGTGTAGTTCTATTTGGTGATAAGACTGCACAAGGATTTGCATCCGCATTTGATAGAATCAACGTTCGTCGTTTGTTCCTAACAATTGAGAGAGTTATCTCTGGTGCTGCTAAGTCACAACTCTTTGAGCAGAATGATGCGGCACAACGTTCATTGTTCCTCAATATTGTTGAACCTTATCTTCGTGAAGTTCAAGGTCGTCGTGGTGTAACTGACTTCTTAGTTAAGTGCGATGATGACAACAACCCTTCTGAGGCAGTTGATCGTGGAGAGTTCTACGCAGAAATCTTCGTGAAGCCAACACGTACAATTAACTACATTACTCTTACATTTACAGCAACCAGAAGTGGTGTTGCATTTACTGAAGTAGCAAGTTAATGAAAATAAAACCTCTTAAACATTGCAGGTTATCCCAGATGAAATTCTTCTACTGGGATCCTAAAGATGATCCAAGAGAACCAGAATACTGGGAGACCCGCAATGGGTCTCCTTTTTTATGTCTGAAAATATGAATTATTCTAAATATTAAAGAAAGAGATTGGATCCAATAACCATGGCAAAAAGAGGTACTATTGACGATTTTAAAGCGAATGTCGCTTCAGACTTTGCTCGTCCTAATTTATTTCAAGTAGACCTTGCGTTCCCTTCAGGAATTATTAATAATGCAAGTCTTGTAAATCTTGGAAAGTTTACTGTTCGTGCAGCAAATCTTCCTTCTTCCCAGATTGGAGTTATTGAAGTTCCTTTCAGAGGTCGTGTTTTAAAGATTGCAGGAGACAGAACATTCGAACCTTGGACAATCACAGTTCAGAATGACAGCAACTTTGGACTCCGTAATGCATTTGAACTTTGGGCATCTAGTATACAATCATATAACGAGAACTTTACATCTGCTGCAGGACTTGGTGATCAAGATGATAGCACTGGTTACTTTGCTGATATGAGTGTTCATCAGTTAGCACGTGATGTTAAAGATGGTGAGAAGCCTAAGATACTCAAGTCTTATAAGTTCTATAACGTCTTCCCAAGTAACATCGCCGCAATTGATCTAGATTTCGGTAACAATGATGCGATTGAAGAATTCACAGTTGAACTACAGACACAATACTGGACTCCGCTGGTACCCTCTTCTAATAACTGATAAATAGATCAGGACCAATTTAATCTAGAATATAATGGCAAATCAGCTCTTCGGATATAGTCTTGAAAGAGCGAAGAAGGTCCCCAAGGGGCCTTCTTTTGTTCAAAAAGATAACATGGATGGTTCGCAACCTATAGTGGGTGGCGGATACTATGGTTATTCTGTTGATTTTGACGGATCTATCCGCAATGATTACGAACTCATCACCCGATATAGGGAGATGGTAATGAATCCTGAGTGTGATAGTGCAGTTGATGATATAGTTAACGAAACAATTTGTGGAAACTTTGATGATGTACCAGTTGAGTTGGAACTTTCCAACCTGAAGGTGTCGGATAAAATTAAAAAATTAATGAGAGAGGAGTTTGATGAAGTTCTACGTCTCCTTGATTTTGAAAATCGTTCGTATGAAATCTTCCGTAGATGGTATGTTGATGGAAGACTTTTTTATCATAAAGTAGTTGACCCCAAGAAACCCAATGACGGTCTTGTTGAACTTCGTTACATCGATCCTCGTAAGATTCGCAAGGTAATTGAGTATGAGAATAAGCGTCCAGAGCAATTACGTGGTGTAGATCTTAATACTCAACTCACACAAAAAGCAGCAGAGTACTTCTTGTATAACCCTAAAGGTTTGAAGAACTCTACGAATCAGGGTATGAAGATTACTACTGATTCTATTACATATTGTCATTCTGGTATTCAAGATCTGAATAAGAACATGACTCTTAGTCACCTGCATAAGGCGATTAAAGCAGTTAATCAGTTAAGAATGATTGAAGACTCTCTTGTTATCTACCGTTTATCAAGAGCACCAGAAAGAAGAATTTTCTATATTGATGTAGGTAATCTACCTAAGAATAAAGCGGAACAATATCTCCGTGAAGTGATGAGTCGTTATAGAAATAAAATGGTCTATGACGCAAACACTGGTGAGATAAAGGATGACAAGAAGTTCATGTCTATGCTTGAGGACTTCTGGTTACCACGTAGAGAAGGTGGTAGAGGTACAGAAATTTCTACACTTCCAGGTGGACAAAACCTTGGAGAACTTGAGGATGTAAAATATTTCCAGAAGAAATTATACAAAGCACTTAACGTACCTGGTTCACGTTTAGAAACAGAAACGACTTTTAATGTTGGTCGTGCTGCAGAGATTACTCGTGATGAAGTTAAGTTCCAGAAATTTATCGCACGTCTCCGTAAGAGATTTTCAGAACTCTTTATGGATCTTCTGAAAGCTCAAATCGTTCTTAAGGGTATTATAACTCTTGAAGAATGGGAAGAGATGAAGAACCATATTCAATTCGATTATGTTGCTGACAATTACTTTACTGAACTGAAAGAAATTGAAATTCGTAACGAGCGTATGAATCAAGTTAATGTTATGGATCCTTATGTTGGTAAATATTTCTCTGTTGAATATATGCGTCGTCAGGTATTGAAGCAGACTGATCAAGAAATTGCAGAAATTGATGAGCAGATAGAAGAGGAAATGGAGGCGGGAATCATACAAGATCCTGCTGAATTGGCAGCAATGGAAGCGGGTGTTGATCCTGCTGCTGCTGGTGAAGGTGCCCCTGCAACAGAGGTAGCACCCAATCAATCCACTATTGATCCTGCGGATCAAAAGCGGGGAGAATTCTAAACTTACTAAATAATACTACAGTGGGAACATATTATGCCTAGTGATATTGCTAAACAAATCGTCCAACAAGTTTTTGGCGATGATAAAGCAGCCGCAGTTGATTCAATTAATGATGCTTTGGGTGCTTCTACATATGATGCAATTCAAGCAAGAAAAGTTGAATTTGCAAAAGCGATGGGTTTTGAGTTAGATGATACTGCTCAAGATTCTGCTGATGAAATAGAGAAATCTATTGATGGAGTTGGTGATGCTGAAGTAACAGATGTTGATACCTCTGGTGTCAGACTTCCTTCAGATCCTGATCCAAATGATCCACCTACTGATAACCTCTCCGACGAGGTACCTGATCCATTGCCACCAAATACGGCAGTAGTGGATTCAATTGAACCAATCGAGGAACCCAAAGATGAGACTGATAGCTGAAGAACTTACAGACGTTCAATTTTTAACCGAAGAGAAGGAAGGTAAGAAAAATTACTTCATTGAAGGTATCTTTTTGCAAGCGGAATTAAAAAACCGTAATGGCAGAATGTACCCTCAGAAAACATTAGCACGTGAAGTTGCTAAATATGATGAGTCTTATATTAAATCTGGTCGTGCTCTTGGTGAATTAGGTCA